AGCTTTTAACAAGTTATCTACTAATGTTTGTTGATCAGGGCTGAGAGTAGTCTTCATTGTACCGTCAGCAAACGAAGTACCAAATAAGTTTGTTGTTACGCCATAAGGAGTAAAGTTAACATTACTAGCAGCATCTTTGTATGCTTTCCCAATATCTGTCTGAGCTGTTGATAACTCAGATGCTGCTGTATTCCTAGCAGCCATATCAATACCAGTACTAAATAAACTTTTTAGTTCATCAGCATTAGTGATACCGATTGTTTTTAGTAAATTACCTAACGGATTATCACCAAATAAGTTAGTAGGTGTTGTCGGAGTAACCCCAGGAGGGGTTGTCCCAGGTGGTACTACCGGAGGTACTACTGTAGGTGTTGTTGGTGTAGTAATCAGCTTGTCTGTATTCGTAATAACATCGGTTAAAGCTTCCTCCCCTGTAGGTAACAACGTAGTTGCTGCAAGACCGCCTGCAATGATCTCAGGAGGTATGATAGACGGCGGTGGTAGAGGTGTTGAAGTTACTGTAAGAGAAGGACCACCACTAGGGGGTGTAACTGTAGCTGGGACGGTTGCTGCTAAACCAGCATCTAATAAACCACCTGTAGTATTTACAATTTCAGGTATCGCTGTTTGACCAACAGCGTCTAATGCTGCTAATGTTTCTGCTGATAAGCCACCAGAAAGAAGTCCTCCAGCAGCTAATCCGGCATCAAGTAAACCACCAGTGCCTGCAATAATCTCACTAACAGCACCAGGACCAATAGCATTGAGTGTAGCTAATGATTCTGCGGACAAACCACCAGCAGCTAAGTCAGCTCCTAAGCCAGCAGCAGCTTCAGTACCAAACAAAGAACCAGCTAGCTGTGGTGCTGCAATCAAAGCAGCCATTGTACCTATCAGTACTTTACCTAATCTATCAGTTGTCTTATTACGATCCAACACTCTTGTGGTAACTTCACCAGTAGCAGGATCTAAGAAGTCTGCCCTGTATTGTCCGCTACCAATACCACTCTGATCCGCATTAAGTGTTGAGATTTGAACACCACCATCAGGACTTCTGAAGGCTGTCCAGTTCCTACCACCAAAGTCTACAGAACCAGTTTTGATGTCGGATTGTATTCCAGGTTGTTCTTGGTTAGCTACTTCAGCATCCCATAACGAGTTCAATGATCGAAGCTGTGTACCTAAGAATTCTGTACTGCCTTTAAAGGCATTAGATACATCATTCAAGGTAGCTTTACCGCTATTAACCTGATCAACCCAATACTGTAAACCACCAGCATCAGGGGATCTTTGAAGCATGTTCTGATACAGGTTACTAATACCTGAAGTTACTTGATCAAAAGCAGTTCTTGAAGCGTCTTCAGACATTGTTAAAGGAGTGTCTTCTAAACCTCCCTCCATCATCCTAAACCCAGTATTCTGCTGAATAGCCATTATATGACCCTACCTGTTTTCACAAATACGTCCAATTGTTGAATAGAAAAGATGTCAGATCCTATGTCAGCTTCAATACCGACCTGAAACACTCTTCCTGAGCCGCTAATAGGTTTACGAATACTATTGATAAGTAAACCAGCGTTGTATTCGTTAATGTTGTATTGAGCAATGTTGTACTCTGACCGAGTAAAACTATCTAATGTTGTCTGTGTTGTTCGATAAGCAGTACCATAATCAGTACCCCATCTGAAGGTAACTCTAGTAGACTGTCCACCGATAACTAACAGAACTAACTTCTTAAGTATCTTAAAGATTGAAGCAGCACCGGCATCAATGTGTGCTGTGTAGTAAGCAAACCTGAATGTTTCTCCGTTATCGCTTGTACCTGTGTACTCAGCTAAGTAACCAGATCTACTTATGTACAGTTTACGATCATTCGTGCTGCATAGTGCTTTAGGTGCTAATGTCCACACTGTAGTTTTACATGAAGTATCTTGTAGTCTTTGCTTTGTGTCAAAACAGTAAGATACACCTCTTGTAGGTAAACTTAAGAGATAGAACCCATCTTTCTCGTAGAAGACTGATCTGATGTTTTCGTTGTCGTTGTTGGCGATAACATCTGAGATAAGATCATCTCTGACATTTTTAGACACATCGAATATAGGTGCTGATTTTTCTTGTATGACTCGTCCAAGACTTCTAACACCTGTCTCGGATAAGAAGAAAATATCTGTACCGACATCCTGGATAGAATCACGGCTAATACACCCAACTCCATCAATAACCTCTTCTAAAACTAAATTGCTTGTGGGATTACTAGCAGCACCGCTATAGATAACTATAGACTTCTTACAGAATACAATTAAGCGACCATTAAAGGCTGCTAGAGCTACGATACTGTCTGTTCCGTTAGTAAACACAGCCTCAATATCAACAGACCCTGAAGAGCCTCCTGTCCAAGCATAACCAATTAAGGTATCGGACCAAGTAACCAATGTTTTGTTAGATGTTGTATCAGCAACCCATAGACGACCGTAAGCAGCTAAGACTTCATTACCTTGTGGTACTGTTCCTGTGTAGCCTGAATAAGCGGACACAAGTGAATAATTACCTGTGGTATGATCGTATATGATTGGTGCGTGAGCACGTTGAAAGAAGTAAGTAAAGCCATTGAAAGTTACTACTTTCCAGTTCTGTGCTGTCCATGTAGTACCAGTGTACTTCAGTGTTAATGAAGTAGTACCTGAATAGATCTTATTGTCACCAATGGTTAGGATCTCTGTAGAACCATCTTCTTTGATGACTTGGTGAATAACTGTAGGTTCTGTGCTATTAAAACCAGAGGATGTATTAACATTGTCCCATCCACGCCTAGCAGCAATACGACCATATTGATCAATAACTGCATTGTCAGCTCTTAAAGCAAATTCCTTAGGTAAAGTTACAGAAGAATCTTGTGTATTTAACCCAAAGAATCCTGGAGCAACAATAGTGACTGGTTTTAACTGATCAGCCATTATACTGCTTCCCAGAGAACTAAATCACTCTCTCTACCAGCTTCAATAGAGATATAGTTAGCAAGTGTCTTACGATAAAGATCTGCTTGCTGATCAGATAGACGACCACCATCCTCTCCACGTTCATTGATAGCACGTAGGTAAGCACCTTGGATAACAACATCTGATGGTACATAGATAACATCAGTATCATTAACAAGATCTGCTTGAGGTACAATGCAATCAAACTTCAGTGTGTAAACTGCATCTGGAACAGGGAATACATCAACGGACAATACACCAGCAGAGCTTGTCGTAGCCATAGCATAGCTGCTAGGACGACCAGTAGGAGCACTGAGAACATTTAAGTACATGTTCATCTCTGCTGCTGATAGCTGACGTAGATACCAGTGTGCAGCGGGTATGAAAGCATCTTCAATCTTAGTTCTTAGATTAGAACCAGACAAAGCATAATTCGTTGTTGATGCTGCTGTAGTGACTGTGATCGTTTGACGAAGCACAGACCAGTTCCAAGCATCTTCAACTTCTCTCTTAGCTTCATTGACCATATCACCAATCAACACAGCATAGTCACTATCTGTGATTGAAGTAACTTGGTCTTCTCTAATGCGCCTAAGAACGCCATTAACACAATCAAGAAAGGTAGCCATTACCATTTCACCTTATTGGCCCAGTAAGCCGCTGACATCTTACCTTTTGAGATGTTTTCTGCATGACGAGCTTTAAAGGCTTTGTTCCTTGCTGAACCTTCAGGAGAACCTTTAACACCTTGTTGTCCGAAGCGAATCGTCTTTACTTGATCACCGTCCTTTGCAACAACAATGTGAGATTTCGTAGGATGGTCCGGTGTACGCTTCGGTTTGTTGTACCCAGACACTCCCGCCCTTTCCAATCTAGAGTCTTTCATTTCTTCTTAGCAGTTTTAGCTGCCTCCTTGAAATCTTTAGCTGTTGGAGCACCTTTACTTCCAGGCTTCTTCATCTTTTCACCAGAGCCTTCGGCAATACGCTTACGCTTGGCGTTGATGTTAGCGTACAATCCTGGTTTCACTTTGTTCTCTTTGCTTCTTTGGCTTTCATCATACACTTACCAGCTTTCTTGCACTTAGCTGGTGTAGGACATCCTGGACAGGGTTTCATCATTTCTTCTTTCCTTTCTTCTTAGCCATACCAGCCTCTGATAAGGCAATGGCAACTGCTTGCTTACGTGACTTAACTACAGGACCGCCTTTACCGCTATGCAGAGTACCTTCTTTATACTCACGCATAACCTTCTCAATCTTCTTTGGTTTTTGTTTCATCTTTCTTCCTTCCAAAGATCATCTGTACTGTATCTGTTTCCCATATCCTGATTGCAGTCCATACAATGGTAAGGATAGCTGCAATAGCTGGTAACAGGTTAGCTAATGTACCAACAACAGTGATGATTGATAAGGCATCACCAATCTGTTTTACATGTTCGTCTGCTTGGAGAGCCATCACACATCTCCGGTATTAGTTGACGGGAATGAACGTCCTGCTCCCCATATAATCCTTACACCACCACCAGAACCATTACCTCCAGTAGTACTGCCTGTGGTTGCTCCAGCACCTCCACCACCACCATAGACAGCACCAGCACCACCTGTGGAAGATCCGTTAGATCCTGTAGATCCTGACGAACCTCCAACACCACCAGATCCATTTGAACTACTACCGCCAGATGCGCCACCAGAGCCACTAGAACCACTACCTAATAAGCCTGTACCGCCTCCGCCTCCGGCAGTATAGCCACTTCCTCCGGCACTACCACCTCCACCGCCACCAGCACCACCAGAACCTGCTGTGGCAGTTACATAACCTGTGTTAGATGTACCACCTATACCACCATTACCACCAGTGCCTGAATAGCCTCCAGCACCTCCACCACCAGCGGAAGCTAATGGAGGATCTGCTGTGGAGTGTGTACCTCCATTACCACCACCATCACCAGTGTATGTACCACCAGTGCCTTGAATGTAACCTAAACTATTGCTTGTTCCACCGCCTTTACCACCACCACCTTTAACAGTTGCTGTGCTGATAAAGTAACTGTCTCCACCATCACTTCCATAACTAAAAGTACCGTCACTATAAAAACTTCCTACACCACCAGCACCAACAACAACTGTATATGAGTTACCAGGGACTACAGTGATGTTATTCTTGTAGCCTAAACCACCCCCACCACCAGCCCAGGCTCTTCCACCACCACCGCCTGCACCAATAGTGACAACACAAACAGAAGTAACTCCTGGTGGAGGAACAAACGTATATGTCCCAGGTGTTGTATAAGCTATCTGTTTAGGATAGTTTTCTATGGCTGTAGTAAGAAGAGCAGCAGAACTCATACAATGCTACCAGTAACCACACAAACAGTACCAGAGATAAAGAATACCGTAGCTAACCCTCTAGTAGCTAAGGTTACAGAGCTTCTGTCTGTGTTAACACCAGATACATAGGCTGTAGTGATGTTAAGAGTGATAGTGATAGAGCCTGTGGTGTTGTTAAAGATCACCACATTCTGACCAGCAGAGAATGTTGCATCAGGAACAATGATTGAACCACCACTACCAACTTCAATGAAGTTACCATTGTCAGTGGTTGCTAACGTATACGAAGTAGTTTTAGCTGATCCAGATTGTGGTATTGACCGGACAGAACCATCAGCATCTGACAAAGGATCAACACCTGTGATAGAACCACCAGTAACGGATACAGCACCTAATGATTGATAAGCTAGGGAACCTAAACCAGAAGTATCTTGTTTGGTTGCAATTGCGGTAGCAATGTTGGTAAACTCTAAGTCAAAGTCAGAGCCTTTAACAAGTTTACCTGTATTACCTGATGGTAGAGAATCTTTGGCAGTAAAGTTGGTTGTCTTCGTATAGTTAGACATTTCTAATCCTCTTTAGATTTCTTTACCTTAGTAGCCTTTTCAGTTTCTTCTTTCTTTTCTTCTTTTACTTCATCATAGTCAGGATGCTTACGCATCTGTGCTACATCATATTCAAACTCAACACCAATTACATTGTTGGACCACTTACATCTAAAGTAAACCATAATGACCTCTATATGTTGAAGGGGCTTTGCAGCCCCTCCTTATTATCAGCTAGGAATAATCAGAGCAACACCGGACTCATTACGGAGTTCTGCAACACCGTAAAGGGTGTCAGCAGTGTACAGCGTAGAGAGATACTCTTGCTTGTACTGAGCTTGTGAACGAACAGCCATCTGCTCTGCATGAACCATTGCATCCTTGTGGAACATCAAGCAAGCACGAGGAGCAGTACCGGAAGAAGCATAAGCTGTGTCAGCGTTCGTAGAAACAAACACTTTAACACCGTATACATCACCGATCTGACCATTGCGGATGGTGTTGTTACCACCTTGCTCACCAACGAAAGCCTGCTCAGTGAAACGAGCAAGACCCATCATGGTGTTACGAGCAACAGGAGGAATAACGAAGTAAC